GTATTCCCGATCTAGAAAACGCCGCTGCAGGTGTCTGCGGAAACCTCTTTAAAGGAGCGTGGATGCTTAAAGCGACTCTGCGTAACGCTTAAACCAAAATCCAACCGCCGTTCGCGGATACGTATAAACCGCTTACGCCAGCGTTGAGATAAACAACGCCTCCGGTATAAGCTGCGGGTAGAGCACCTACCACGTTGATTCCAGAAGCTAAGTTAGCTTCGAGAGCACCGGAGGAAGACACAGCTCCGATCGCTCCCGAAGCAGCGAGAGCTCCGGAAGCAATAAGAGCTCCAATGGCTCCCGAGGCCAGTAGAGCTCCTGACGCACTGACGGCTCCTAAAGAACCTGAAGCGACGATTGCTGAGTTTGCGACAATTGCGCCAGAGGCAATCGTGACGTTTGCAGACGCTGCGTTATCTGCAAAAGCTGCACCGACCTTCTGCCAGGACGCTCCGTCCCAGACTTTCATGTAATAAGCCGAGCTTGAGGAGTCAACCCAGAGCTCACCTACAGAGTTTCCCGTAGATCCCACAGGGCTTGAGTTAGGCGCATTAGTCCCGTAGAAAGTGGGGCCAATCTTCCTAATTGCACCAGCAGAATCTTTGAAGTACATCCCTGGTTCGGCGCCACCGAAGCTCAAGGCAGGCTCACCCGTCTGTACCGTCGCTGTATCCGGACGATCGGCAGAATTACCAGATCTCTTTAAGAGAAGAATGACAGGTGTAGAAGCCATGAGTTAATAAGTGCCTCCGTTGATGTTTGACGGTTGTGTAACAGGCGGGATTAGAGCACCGTTAGCGTAAGAACCACCATCGAAGATTAAGGCGGAACCGCTCGTAAGCACCCCTGATGCGTAGGTTCCCCCATCGTACTTCTGAAGGGTTGCCGGATCGATCGGTTCAAACGGGTTGTACTGATCAAACTGGAACATTTCGAATCCGCTTGCGGACATTGGACTCGAAATACCAGAAACCAACGTGTCAAAGTTCAGAGTTTTGACCATCGTTGGGTGCATGTCCGCATACATCATGTGGACAGGCACGGTGTTTTGAGAGGGAGAGTACTTTTCCCACCACCGGAGATGCTCTTGTCTCTTCTCAAACGTTGTCTGTTTTTCTAAGTTCCTCTGGAATTCCTCGCGGTAGCGATCATCCATTGGTTCATCGCTTGGCTGATCGAGCCAAACGTAAGGGAACATATCCTTACCAAATCGATTTTGTAGATCCCAGAAAGACGCATAGATGTGTTTGCACCAGCGCGGAGCAAAGTAAAGAAGATTCGGATCCGAGTAAGTAACTGCGCTATCGGTGTAGCTGGGTAAGTTGATTAGCTTCTTGACGTAAAGGAAACCAAAATCTCTTGTAAAACCGGGAAGATCCCTCGAAGGTGAAGTTCGGTCAGCAAAATAATCAGACCCAGCGTCGTAGCTCCCTGGTTTTAAATCTTGCGGCAGCGTGTAGGGATAGCGCCTCTTAAGGTTGTACTTATATAAATTGAAGTCTTCCCGAGCCAGGTAATCCGGGCAGTTACAACCGAAACGCATCTCCGTGGTGAAGTAATCACCGACAGTCGGAAGACCAGCAGGAGCCTGGAGAGTTTCGTTATTTATGACGGACCAGCTGTTATCCGTATCAATAGAAATAAATATGCTGTTAAAAATTGGAGCGAACGAGGGGACTAAGGGTGTAGTTCCATTGCCCACGCCGACAACTTTGTAGTTGTTGTACGTGGTTTTCTCGGTGCCATCAGAAGCAAATCGATCAGAGATAACCTCCCCCGTGAAGAAAGAAATTGGCGGTCCAAAGTTACTGGAAAGTTGAACCGCGTAAACATTGCCTGAAGTCTGCGTTACTGACTGGATCGAGTAACCGAAATCAAGAAAGTTGAAAGAGTCCCTCGGTCGGATCGCAACCATCCGCATGGCCATATCCTGGCTCATGGATGGGTACATGTAACAGGCACCAGGAAGGGCAGTCCCTATGCCAGCAGTGCCTGAGATGAAGTATCTAAATGAGTAATTAAGACCTACATACGCTTGGTTAGCGTACATATAGAGCTCATAACCACGCCTCCAACGGGTCCACATGGACGCGTAGTTATAGTCAAAAAGGATGCTGAAATCCTTTAAGTTAAAGTCAGGACGGAATTTTTGCTTGAAAGGTAAAGGGCGGTTTAGCTTTGAAGCGTTGCTAGCGCCCTGAATCTTGTCAAACGCGAAGCTTGACTTTTTTGGCTGGTGTCCCTTCCAGCCAAAGTCGTTTCCGCGCTTGGGTGCCATGGATCAATAAAAGCCGCCTTGAGCGAAGATAGTCACTCCAGAAGGACTCAATCCACCGGAGACAGCGGCAGGGCCATCACCGATATAACCGATAGCAAGGATGTAGCCCTTCTCCAGATAAAGAGCTTCAGACTTACCGATCTCAATAGGACGGATGAGGTTTGTGTCCCCAGTTTGAGGTGTCGGGGCGACTGTGGCAGGGAGCTCAACACGCTGAATAAGTCCCTCAGTATCGCCTGAAAGTCCCACTTCGAACTTACCGATCATCATCGATGCGGAAGTTGAAGGGGATGCTTGATTCGGTGCGTAGATGTAAACACCGAATGCAGCGCTCCGGACACCACCGTCGTTCGGATACCCTTCGTTGGAAACAATAAAGAGGTCCTCAACCAGAGCACCGTCCTCAGAAGGCACGTCGCCTACACGAACGAGTTGGATAAGACTTCCAAACTCGGGGCTGCTCGTGCTCGAGATTGTCCCAGTGCCACTGTTGATCTTGGCGCCCCGAATAAAGGGACGGTCAACCATTAGCGGTTGTTTGTTCGTGCTAGTCGAGGCCATTACGTGCTCTAGTTAAAGGTGGTGCTACTGAACAGGTGTAGCCTGTTGCAAAGGGGTAGAGGCCCCACGAAGCTCGTCTTCCTTCTGCTTTTTTTTATACTCCTCAGTCTTGACGATTAAGTCGGCAAGCACCTCTGGGTCAGCAAAAAGACTGCTGATAACTTCTTTGTAATCCTCCAATCTCCGGTCTTTTTCTGGAGATCTAGTCTCGTCTTGCTCCATACGCTGCATGAACTCACCGAGTCGGTTGCCAGCAGACCTGTAACCACCATAAGGTCTTTGGGGGAAACCTTTATAGGCACGGATAGTGTTGTTAATGCCCTCCGCTAAATCAGCGGCGGCTCCAAGGAAGCTACCGATACCGTTAGTTTCTTTAGGTGGTTCTGCAGACGAAGGAACGCTGAAAATAGCGGCACCAGCAGCTTGACCCGCATCTCCATAGCGGGGAATATCAATACCGAAATCCATACCGGATGTATAAAAGTCCAGTGGATCAAGATTGTACTGACCAGTAATAGACATCGAACCAATCTCCCTACTTAGAGTTTACTATCAGCGTCCCATAAGGACACTTTCAAGTAGATCTTGACCCCTTTGTAGCTTTACGCCCTGGATCATCCGAGTTGCGTCCTCAAGGTCAGCTCCTCCCGCAGTGGGGTTGACGGCTTGAGAACCAACCGCTTCAGCTGCACCAATAGGGTTGGCCATTGTGTTATCGGAACCCATCTGGGTGCCTACCACAGTGGGTGTACTAACAGCTTCGGGGGATTGCTGGTTAGCAGCAGGATTAGCGAGAGCACGGCGCTGCATTTCGTAAGCCAGACCAGGGAACTTCTGTGCCCAAATCTCAAGGTCTGCAGACATCTGCGGGGAGCCGCCAGTCCCGCCGACATACTTCAGAAGTTCACGATTAACTTCCGGTTGAGCGGAATAAGCTGCGCGAGCACGGTAATAGTCAGCGATGTTCTTATATCGCTCAGGACTCATAGGCTCCATCAGGCGCTCAGCCGCAGCAACCCGTGGATCGGCCTGAGCAAGTTGCTCCCGCCTTTCACTTGCACGGTCACCGTTGGTTACGACGGGAGCGGGAAGCGTGGGGTCAACGTTGGAGCCACCGGGAGGAACTGCGCCAGGAAAGGTGGGAGGAGCAACCGTCGGGTCGATTGGAGGAACTCCAGGAGGTTGAGCGGTCACAGGAGTTTCAAGAGTCGGGCTGGGTTGCGTTTCAGGCTGGCCAGCCATTTGATCGACTGCCTCGTTAATACCTTGAGGCATCGAGGGGGCTCTATCGCCGCCTCCAGCCATACGGCTAAGACCAGCAACGCCAAGACCACCAGCGGTCAAACCAAGACCAGCCAGAATCGCGGGGTCGACATTTCGGAGAAGACCGAAATCAGCCTTCTGGACGCCAGGAACAGCAGCTGAAAGCATCTCAGGGTCAAGGACGCGAACACTGACGTCTTCGGCGGTCTGATTAACAACGCTACCGCCGGGTGAGCGGACCAAAGCACCCGGATCGCCAGGGCGAGTCATGGCAGAGCCACGGGTGGGAACCATCGGTCCTCCCTGAGCCAAACGAACGGCAGTGGGAAGGTCGTTACCTGCTTCGATAAAGTTAATAACCTTATTTCCGTTAGGACCAGTAATAGCTTCGACGACTTCAAGCATCGGAGCACCGGTCTTCTGCGCTAAAGGAGCAGAAAGCTCAGCAATTGCACGGAAAGTACCAGGGTCAGCCTGACGCAGCGACATAAGCTCATCGCTCATGCGTTGAACGTTGAACTGAGGTTCAGGAGCGGGAGCACCACTCATTCGAGCGGGACCCTGGACCGCCGTGGTACGGGGGACTTGACTCAAGCGAGCCTGACGAGCAGCTTCCTCAAGGAAGGAAGGGCTAGCGCCACCCCGCTGAAGACGCATCAAGATCTCAGGGTCAACCCGTCCCATAAGACCTGCTTGCTCCGCTTCGGTGGCAATGCCGCGCATCCGAGAAGCAGAAGATTCAGCAGGAAGAGCACGCTGCTCAGAACGAATAACATCCGTAACGTCTTCACCCGCAGATTTTGCGGGGGAATAAGCCCGTGCTCCTCCTCCGGGTTGACGGAGATCAAGACGAAGTTGACTACCCTGAAGAGGTTCAGGGGCACGAGAAGGACGGATTTGCTCAATAGCTTCCTTTACTTCTCGTGCTTGCTGAGGCGTAATTCCTTTACCGCCAAGAGCACGCTGAATAAGATCAAGAGTATCGTCCGCACTTGACTTGGCACCCCTTGCAAAGTCGGAAAGACCTTGGACAATATTTAAAAACCCTTCGGGAGACGCCACAGGGATACAGAGCTAGCTGTATATGAGTTTAGTGCCAATTAGCGTAAAAATAGAGTCGATCAGAACGAGAGACATCCGGAGGACCCGGAATAGCTTGAATAAACTCTCCGCCGCTTCTCTCAAAACGGTAGCGAGAGGCCACGGGATCTCGATAGTTAGCCACATAGAGCATCTGTGCCAAGCGATCACACTCGTAGAGATAGTTCTCGCGCCAGATACGCGCAGTCTCACGTTTATCTTGAATATTGATCGAGCGGCTGACGTCGCCAAGAATCGTTTCCTGGCGGCTAGTTGCGCGACCTGTTGCTAATTCAGTCAGACGCTCAGCGTCTTCGCAACGTTCGACCTGTTGAACAATTTTGTCGTAATAAAACTCACTCGGAATGCTGTTGCAAGCCTCAAGAAGTCTTGCGTAATCGCCAGCCGGGACTGTGGCGATGTTATACGCTAAATGGTACGCAACACGACTGAAATTAAAGTCATCAAGCGCATAACCAAAGACCTGCGCCGGATTTCGCGTCAGCTGATTAACAGCTGAGTAGATAATTTCTCGCTTAGACGCGTCAGTGGTCGTGGCGTTAAATACAACGCCTTGTTGAGCTAAATAACTCTGAATCTGTTCAAGTTCGTTCGGAGTTAATTGCGCCACGACCTAAAGACACCTATTTCTTTTATTCTACGTACACCGAACCCGTAGCAAACACTTCTTGCCAATCAACTCGTTTGATTGATTCAAGCTGCTCGAGCTTGCTGAAGCGTTCGCCAGGCAGCGACTGTCTTAATTCGACGATTTCTTTAGCTGTTTTTAGGCCGACGCCAGGGAGACACTGAGTCAGACCCTCAGGAGTCAGATTATTTAAGTTAATTCGATCGTCGACAGGAGGGAGGGGCTTCACAACCTTGGGAGCTTCCTCTGAGCTCTGGACTCTCTTGCGGCCACGGCGTGTACTCAACGAGTTTGCACCGGGTTGAGGCTCTTTATCTTCTTTGAAGTCTTCAACTTGGTCTTTATGTGCAAAAAACACCTTGCCTGAGGTGCTAGACCGCACCATCAAGAACTCACCTTCATCATGGGTGGAAATCACGTCAACCTTGATTCCACTGGGCTTGTAAAGATGTGCAGCCATCATCTGAGGCAGTATGTAGGCAGTACTTTAGTTCAAACTTAGGTAAAATAAACACACTAGTCGTAGAAAGATGCCTAAACCGCGTTTCGCAGGTGCAAGATTAGGTTTTCTCAAGGCACTCCCAGTTGTAGGTGATGTAATTGCCGTTGCTTCAGAGTTAGCTAACCCCGAAGCAAGCCCTGCGCAGCGTGTTGTTAATGCAGGTATTGTCGGTGGAGGTGGTTTATTCTTGAGTGCGGCTACCGCAGGCCTAGATTTTATTCCTCAAGCAGTTGACTTCGCAAATGACCTTACGGGTGGCCCAAAAGGACCAGAAAAATTAAGGCAAATGCAGGCATGCGCTACAGTTACAAACCCCGATAAGCATTTACGAGCACTTTCGACAAAATTAGGACCAGATAAGTACAACAACTTTTATGGAACTGACTTCGCACGGGCGGCTGATCAATGTGGACAGAGTATGATCCCCCCTCAGTACAAAACTGAAGAGGAGAAAATCAAGTACCTCCAATATCTTGGCTCCGGAATGGGTCGTATGTTCTAACTTTCGAAACAATTGTCGATATCTTTAGTTAACTGACCTAAGAACTCAGCCCTTTTCTCCCAGGTGTCCCCTCCCACCTGGCCTTTTTTTGGGTTGATACACTCTGGATCGTTGACCTTGTTGCAAACAAGACCCGCAAGGTCTAATTCGTTGCCTTTGCAACCAGTTCGCCAGTGGTGAACGCCGTTTAACCACAGAGCGCCACATTCTTTGCACTCTTTACGATCTAGTTTTAGATCAGAAAACTCCCGATCGTCCATATTACACAGTCAATATGGTACACATAAAGAACTCTAGGCTTGGAATATCTTAAATAAGCCGAAGATATCGTTAAAAAGGTCATACCAAGACAAAAAAAACCCCTCCCGAAGGAGGGGCTCCGTGGTTTCGCGAGGAAACTCTATCAGGAAGGAGAGGTCGAGGTGTAGATCTGCGACTCGACGACACCATCGGGCTGCAGAGCCAGATCCTGACGCTCGGGGGGCTCGTCGGCAACGATCCAGCAGACTTCGCAGATTGCGAGAGCCTTGTCCTTGCCGGACAGCTTGCCAGCACCAGCGCGGGGATCGTAGATACCCGAACCTTGAGCCAGACCGGAGGCAGAGGCGCCACCCAGGTCGGTGGTGGTGAACAGCTTCCACTGAGTCTCGGAACCCAGAGCAGCGAGGCTGCTGGAGTCGATGATGTTGGTGGAAGCAGTGCTGCCGTTAGCAATGCGGCTGGAGGAGCCGGTGATCGAAGCACCGAACTGACCAGACACCACAGTGCCGTCGTCAAGCAGACCTTGACCCACAGCGGGGATCAGGGTCAGCTGAGGGGTGGCAGAACCACCGGCAACGCCGGAGCTCACAATGTCGCCGCCATCAACGCGCAGGGAAGCGCGATAGACGTAAGCGCCAGCGGGAGCTTTGATGCCATCGGTGATATCAGCCCGGACATCCTTATGGAAGTCGGGAGAAGGAACGATGACTTCGGCGTTCAGGAAGGGCTGTTCGGCGCTGTTCTGACCCGAGCCATAAGGACGGGTGTAGTAGGACAGCTGGTTGGTAGAACCCAGATCCTGATAGCTCAGGTCCACGTAACCAACGGCCTGCTGAGCGATCCAACCGGGGCGGAAGACCACGCCGACAGGACCACCAACGGGCTGGTTGGTGTAGCTGGTTTGAACGCCGTTTGCGTTCTCGAACTGAACGGTCTTTTCTTCGTGCCAGTAACGAAGAACGTTCGTGTAGTTGCCAGGATAAATCTTGGCAACGTGTAACTGGTTAGAGTTGATCGCCATTGTTAGTTACCTCCTTAAGCGTCGAAAGAGTAACCAACGGTGACGAAGTCAGCGTTCAGGAGTTCGAAACCTGCGTACAGGCTCCAAATCATCATGATGAAGCGGCTGAAATCGTCGTTGTTGTTGAGGAGCACCTGGGCATTGTTGCCACCGATGCCAACGCCAACGGCCTGGGGACCAAAGAAGATACCGACAGCTGCGTTGTAATCAGCGGCGGTAGCAGCGATGGTCGCGTTCTGGGTTTGGGTAGGCATGTTGGTCGATTCGAAGAATCGCACGCCTTCAAACACGAAGCCGGTGGGCATGATGGGCTCGCCAGCCACGAAGGTGGCTTGACCGAAGCCCTGACCCATGTACAGCGCAGCGTTGGGCTGCATGCCGGACATGAGGGGGTTGATCTGACCGTTGCCAGGGTAACGAGCAACTTCGCGGAAGTCGCTGTTCTGACGCAGGTGCATCAGGAAGGTGGGATCGCAAACGCAGCGATAGAAACCATCCTGGAAGGTGGGGGTGTTCCGCTTACGCAGGGACTTGACCACGCGGAGGAGGTCGTCCTTGACGTCGAACTTAGCTTGCTCGGCGTTGGTGTAAGTCAGAGCACCGGTAGCCAGATCGCCGGGGAAGTAGTAACCACCCTGGGAATCAGTGGCTTGACCCTTGGAGACAGCTTTCAGGAGTTCGTTGATGAACACCCGATCACGCCACCGACGGTAGTCATCCAGCAGAGTCAGGCTGCCGATGGACTGGTGGAAGGTGGTGAGGTTGCCGGTGTCCAGCAGAAGACGCTGGGCGGTGATCAGAGTCTCGCGAGCAATCTTAAAGGTGCTCGGCTGAGTCGGATCGGACGGGTCGGCAGGTCCGGTGTACTCCTTAAGAGTAACCAGAACCTTGTCTTTCACGATATTGCGGCTGTTTGCAGTACCGATGGTCTGCTCAGCAGTGCGCTCGCGAGATTCTTTGGAGCCGGGGTTACCGAAGAAGCGGTAACGATCCAGTTGTACAGTCTGGCCGGGTTGCTTCGAGAAATCGTGAACAACCACAGGCTCCGCAGCCATCTCAACGATGTATGCGGGGTGCGGACGGTACAGTTCAGCACCAAGAATCTTCGGAAAATCATTATCGATAAACATCGATATGACTCGGAAGAAACTACAAGATAAATATTAACCGGTCTAAGTACACATACTACTCTTAAACAGTTGCATACTTAGCGTTTAGACACTTTTTTGGTTTGAACTATTAACTCCAGGGCTAAAGGTGCGCACCATGTTCCTGACCCCCTCGCCCAGGACACCGTATACAGAACCATAGTTCGGAACATATCGCGTGGACTTACCTCTGTAAGAGCTTCTTGTAACCGTGCTCATAGAGCCCGGCACATCGCTTCGAACTGACTCAACGTAGGTCTTGCAATAAGCGGGGTAGTTGTATTGCCATGCGGCTCTAGACCCCGAAGTATCGTTCGTCGGGTTAGTGAGCATGGGGGTCTTAACACGCTCGTAAGACCCCGGTCCTCCTGTGATACCTCCAGTACTAGATGTGTTATCTGAAGGTGTCTGAAAAGGTGCGTAATTTTGGTTGTCCGGCACACTGCCGCCGAACCAAGTGTACGCACCAAAATTTCTCAGACCTGGCTGTGGGCCTAGAGCAGTCTGAACTGTACGACCGGCAACGCTATACAAACCTTGCGCTCTAAAACCGTCGTAGACAGTGAGGAGACCTGACGCAGCCGCATAAGAGTTGTTGTAATCAGTCCAATAACCAGATACAGCAGGAGGGACAAAGCGCCATTCAGTATTTAAAAACCCACTGATATTTGGGGGACCTACAGGAATATTTCCGAAATCTGCCCCCTCGTCGTTTACCCCATACCAAGTCTGTTTGAGCCCACTCGGCGTTACGTAACCACTCGACACAACTACATAGGTATCCCTGACATCCAAGTTGTCAGCCGTCCTCTGGGGACCTGACTGAATACGGTGATACAGGTTTTTATCGTATTTCCAGTTTGTTTGAGGCGTGTAACTCATGGGTCGGCCCTTTTTAAATACATTTTACTTGGTCTAAAATTTATACAGATATAAAAAGTAGATGCAGCTACCAGCTGAAGAGACTGTGTCTTACTTTCTGGCAGACCCAGAGATGGCAGCAGCCTCGTTTTCAGGCTCTGTCACAGATGTCCTAGTGCACCCTCAAAAATTCAAAAAATTTCTTCCTTACTTAATTAAAACCGTCTTGGCTGGGTACTTACTCGCTACCTATGTAAGTCCCGCTATAGTTGAAAAATTCAAGCTGACACAAAAAGAGGCCTTAGCGGCCTCCTTCGTGGTTGGTTATGCAGGTATTCGAATTCTTAACCATCTGGAGAGAGTCGCAGAAGAAGAACTCAAAAAAAGAATGGGTTCTAGAGCTCAGTCAATGACCAAGGATTCATCAAACGAGTCGGAAGACTGAGGCTCCTGGGTAGGTTGCTGAGCAGGCTGCTCGGAGGTAGCTGCGGGCTTAGGTGCCTCAACAGGATTTTTACGACGAATGTCGCCTAAAGCACGCATGGTGTTTCTCTGGTTCTTTTAAAAGATTAGCAAGAAAAAACCCCTCCTTTTCAGGAGAGGCTGATCACCTAGTTTTTCTGAATCAAGCGGCGTCCATGAACAGAAGCTTGCTACGCAGAGCTTCGGGCTGCATACCGCTGAGATAACGCCAGGCGTTCTCAGGGCTGCGGTTCATGACATCGCTGAATTGCTCCCACTGGTGTTGAGGAGCTGCACCCTGCTGCTGACCACCAACGTTGGCGGGAGGGGCAGGCATGTCGTACTGCGGCTTATAAGCCGCAGGAGCTTGCTGAGCCACAGGTGCTTCATCGATATCGACGGGAACGACTTCGGTGAAGAAACGATCGGTGTAATTAGCGAGATGATCCGGGCTAGTCAGGATCGTCTGCATGGCGTTGTGACGCTCAGTCAGATTGTCAAACTCGCCAGCCTGATTGATCAGAAGATCTTCCAGTGCGCAAGCGTACTGGTTCAGGATGCCAGGAGCCTCAATACCGAAGTGGTTAACGACGGCTTGAGTTGCGTCGCTGAGACCGTTGGCGCCGTTCGTCTGGGCCGTAGAAGCCTGAGAGGAAAGCGGGGTCTGTGAGGCGTTGGTAGACGAGGTCTGCGCTACCTGCTGTTCCTGGTAAGCCCAGGGCTGGGCCTGTAAATTCTGACTGTTCTGTTGAGTAGCCAGCTGAGGTGCCGCCTGGGAGAGCGACTGTGGTGCCTGGCTGAGGGATTGCGAGTTGACCTGGGACAGGACCCGCTCCAGGGAACCCATCGCTGCTTCCCAAGGATTGCTCGGGGAGGAGCTGGACGTTAACTGGCTGAACTGGTTGCTGGAAGAAGGGACCGTAGCCGGTGCCACCTGCGACGGCGGTTGGGCTGTAGGTACCGAAGCTACCGCCGGGGTAGCTGTTTGCGCCACCCACTGCGGGTAGGCGGTTGAGCCCTGGTCCGAGGTTGCCGCCGGGGCTGCCGCCGGGGAGACCGGGCTCGGGGTCGAAGCTTGGATCTGCTGGCTCATAGCTACCCGAGTAGGTTAATTCTTCCGCTAGGTGATCGAATGTCCTGTAAAGGAGCGGAGTGATATTCAGTCTAGGATCAGCCGCAAGCGGTTGGTTAGGCGCAAGCGGATGTGGAGACTGCAACATCTGGGATAATAATACCAGAAATTGTTGCATTGCAGATTGAGTCTGTTGCACCATGCGGAAGGGGAAACCCTTCAACATTTCAGCTCTTTCAGAGTCAGTTTTTTCGGGGAAAAGGAACTTCAGAGCTTCGACGCTGTGTACACCTAACTCCTGCAGGTTCCTGACCACGACTGACTTCTGCTGCACGTCATATGCAGTGTCCTCGTAAACATCTCCCTGATATCGGTAATCAACTTCTCGATCACCATCCTCAGGAAGACCCACCACGCCTAGTGGTACTTTGTTTTCCGCGAGAGCTTGTTTCATAACCGCATCGAGTTTTTGCTCGAAGCGCATTACGGCTCTTTGATACTTCTCGGTTGCTTCTTGATCCGCGTCATTAGCGGGCGGTTTGGGTTCTTTAAGCCCACTAGCCAGCAAAAATGACTCACGGAAGATAGTCTCCTGGTGATAAATCATCATCTCCAGAAGACGGCAGAAACCGTAGATAAGGAAACTCTTATTTTTACGAAGTGCGGTCGCTTGGGCACGACCCATCAGACCTTTGATCTCAGTTGCCGTGGCACCCGCCGAAATAGAGATCTCGTCAACACCGCCAAGAGCTGTACGAATTTCTTCTCGCAAAAGCAACGTGTAACGGTTCATATCACCGTTAACCGGGTCTGGCGTCATGTAACCGACGCGATCAGACGCCTCAACGTTGGCGATGATCCGAGGAACTCGGAGACCACCGCCCATAGCAGTGCCAAAAGGCTCGCTTACTCGAGTAGAGGGCGAGTCCATGCCCGCAAAACCACTCTGACTGCTGATGGTCGGGCGGAAATTGCTCTGGCTATCACCTGCTTCGACCAGATCGCTACGAGGACGAGAGCTGATGAGCGTGGGGTTACCGAAAAACTCGATATTTTTGGCGATATTGCGAGTCAGTTGGTCATGAAGCACGATCTGCTCCATGAAGGGGTCGAATTCACCCTCACCTTCCGTCCCACTTGCGCTGGGTTTGTTTAAAACCTCCACAGCGGGGATAAACCCAAGCGTATTGGGGCGATTTTTGGCTGGAGTTAGAACAGAACCCGGTTCTAAGTCGAAACTAAGCTCTGTATCAGTCTCAATCTCACTAATTGTTTCGGCAGTAATAGAAAGTCGGACGTATCGCTTGTTTTGACCGGACGTAGTGCTCGGTAAACCAAGGCTACCCGCCTTAACCTTGTAGCTATAGATAATGATGACTTCTTCGACCTCACCATTCAGGTCGTGATAGACCCGGTACTGGTTCTTGTTGAAGAAATAGATTTGATATTTGAGTTTTGCGTCTGGCCGAAAGTAAAAAAGACCGCAACCGTCGATTAAAAAGTTCCGAATAATCGCTGGAAAGCGAATATCGATCTTATTGAGGGTAATTACATCGTCGAGAAACCTAGTTCGACTCTTATAGGTGTCTTGATCGCAGTAAAAAGTCAGACCCTTCTTGATCATCAAGAGGACCATCTGCTGAATATGACTCAGCACAACCATCGTGGACGATTGGCTGCTTCGATCCTGAGTGCGAGCCGCCTCAAGAATCTCTGAAAACCTATTTCGAGTATCTGCGGAGGCGGTCGACATTCATTTATTAGATAAGTGGACCCTTAGTCGGGATCATTTTTTAGAACTCATCGCCTTAGCTTTGCGTGCCTTAGCGAGCGCGTCCTTACGCTTCTGATTTTTACCTTTAAGCTCTTCCCCGCTAGGAGCTTTTTCTTCCTCACGCTTCTCTTCGAAACGCTTGAGGAGTTCGGGAGGCATCTTATCAGCCATCGGGAAGAAGATACTTTTTCACTCTGTCCAGTTTAACCGCTTCTTCGGGCAAATCCTCGATGGGGTACCTAGTTAATAGATGATCTTCTCGGCCAAGCATGTCCGTGGCACCTTCTTGAGGCACAAAATTAGCACACAAAGCCTGTACCTCAGGACGATCCCAGATGTAATGCTCTGCAATAGAGCTCAACTTACGTGCTCGTTGCCCTGGAGTACCCATCCAGCTGAAGTGCCAACCCGCATCGCGCAAACCGATAAATTTACGATTCGGTTGCTCACGAATACGGGTTAAAGACCCGTGGTCTTTGAGTGTGCCAACAGTACACGCGGTCGCACATCGCCATTCGAACAACTCCCCTTCAGGCGAGAACAGCTGAAGGTCAGCACGTCCATAGTGCATAGACATATTCAGACCGAAGATCTTGGAGGGGTTCTCTGAAAGAGCACTCTTTAGATCGTCAAAACAGTCCCAGTTAGGCAGCTCATCGCAGTCAGAACAAATAAAGACTGCATCTTCCGGTAGGAAAAAGAGTGCCTTAGCCAGTGCGTCCCTCTGACCACGCTCTCTAACCCAAGGATCAGGAGCTTCCTCCTGAGATGGGAGTTTTACCTCAAGGACTTGGATGATATCAGAGGGTAGTTTGAGCTCTGAAATTGTGTCCTTGAGAGTAAAAGGCTTAGGGTCACCTCTATGAGTTCTATCACCCTCGGCGATAATGAAACCGTCAACGTGGTCCTTGAGGGCATTTATGCGGAGCTCAAGTAACTCTTTCTCGTTGAAGTAGGTGAAGGTGTCAACAAGCATCAGGCAGGAAGCAGGAACTTGTTTACGCGGGGGAGCGTGAATATGCCCTCAGGAAGTTTGTCGAGAGGAAAACTTTCAATAATGTGATCCTCTCTGCCGAGCATGTCTACGCCACCGGGCGTCGCTGAAAACTCAGCACATTTTTCCTCAACGTCAGAGGTGTCAGTTTCCCAGTGGGCGTAGGACTTCAACTTAGCCAGTCGGCGGTCTTTGTCCCCCATCCAGCTGAGGTGCCAACCAGCATCAAGTTCCCCGAAAGTCACATAGTCAGTCTCAGCTCGCATAGATGAGAGCGTGCTGTGAGCTTTAAGAGTATTTACTGTCGCAGCAAAGGCGTTACGCCAGTTGAAGGGAGAACCGTCGGGAGTGACTAACTGGCGATCAGCACGTCCGTAGTGCATCGACATGCTTAGCTTTACAACCTTGCCAGGGTTTTCCTCAACAGTCGAAACAAGATCGTTTAATTTATCCGGATTGGCTATCTCATCAAGATCCGAACAGATAAAGACGGCGTCATCAGGGACCATATGCAGTCCCACACTTGCTGCATCCCGCTGACCCCGCTCTCGTAGCCACGGGTCTGGAGCTTCTTCCTTGGAGGGAAGCTCTACGTGTAGGACTTGAATATTATCGTCTGGAATACCGAGTTCTTTAAGAGTCTCCAAGCAAGTAAACGGTTTCTCTTCACCTCTGTGCGTTCTATTCGCTTCGGTAATAAGGAAACCGTCAACGTGCTTCTCTAGAGTGCGGATACGCAGCTCAAGAAGCTCCTTCTCGTTGAAGTAGGTGAAGACGTCTAAAAGCACGCTGGCAGCATCAAGACTGCCAACATACTAGTTCAACCTGCTTCAGTTAAGTACTTTCCTGCTCGACGTTTAGCCCTGGACATAATTTCTCTGTCTTGCTCAAGGGCGTCAACGGGACCCTCGACACCATCGCCGTAAGTAACAGTCGGAGTAGAGGGTGCTTGAGGAGTGGGTTGCCCGATCAGTTCAGAATCTTCGTCAGCCGACATCTGAGCGAAAGCCGAGTCAGCAGTTTGATTAGCCCGACGCTGTTGGTCAGCTGCAAAAACTTGATCCTGGTAGGCCTTAGAGAAGTTAAAGGCGTAGGGAACAAATTGATTAGCCATCAGTAAAGCACCTTGACATTGTCGACATTGCCGCCGCTAATAGCTGTGGCTGCGAAGGGAAGTACCTTGTTTGCACCAACCTCAGCAAGAATCCACTGGCCTGGAGCGTCGTTCAACTCGATGTAAAAGGTGTCGGTAGCGTCCCCTTCGATATATAAACCACGGCAGGTACTAAACCGCTTCTCCCCGTCAGCAGGTGCCCAGGCAAAACCGCTCGCATACGGCAGACTGGCCTGCTGAGGAAAGACAGAACCAAAAGCGCGGATATCCATAAGTAAGAAGCCTCAGTAATAGTTTAACCTTCTTGCTCAGCAATTTCGATGAGCTTGTTTATATACCATGCACACTTTTTGAGATCCTCAACACCGTTCTTGTGCTCGGTGCGCCATAGATACTTAATCGCCGAACCTCGGCAAAACCCTTTAAACCCTTCAGGTCCAAGAGACGCCCTCAGAGCATCGATGCATTCGATCTCACCTTGATTGTAATGAGACGGATGAGAGACACGATCGCTCATACAACGAACATCTCAGAAATATCCATGAGGGTACCATCCTCATCAGCTAGAAGCGTGCTGTACTTTTTATCTAAATGCTCCACTAGGCCACAGGGGGCGATGACAACCTTATCTTTGTCTCTCACAACTGGCACCACTCGACGATGTTCCTGCCCTTGCCTAAGTCCCTCAAAGGCAAGTCCCATAGAACTTCTGTCGGCAATCGGCCAACAACGGTGACGAGTCAGTTCGAAACTTCTGGCTGAGTCACAGCTCTGCGAATAGATATAAGTCTCCGCCATCTTCTGATCCAGGACCATTAGACCCATGTAGGGGTTACCCAGAGAGACAAAACCCAGGAGATTCAGCGTGGGCGTCAGATACGCCTGCACTTGATAAGGTCGATCACCCCAAACATCTGGCGTAGGTCCCGTCAAACGCCATTTTCTGTAGTTATCAAACGGAACGCATTTATGGTCGTACCGCTCATAACGGCAGAAACCTGGCTCAAGATTTAACGGCTTAAGGAACTGACGGTAAGTTAACCAATAGATATAGTGCTCACTGGTGAACACCATGTCATTTTCGCTGTAGACATAGATGTCATAAGACTTGGTTTCAACAGCCAACTTCAGTGTCGGTTTGTGTGACCAGCAAAGAGCAAACCCCTGATACTCAGGACCCGCAACCAGAACACACAGACTCAGTGTCTCGAGGTTCGGTTCAAGAACCGCTAAGAGGGTCTCCTTATCCTGTTTGTGCTCATGATCGATATAGATAAAAACATCCTTTTGAGCAGCAGGGATCTCCTCATAACCCCTCAAGACCTCTAAGAGCTGATCGACACGTGAAAGTGGGTCGTGAGCGGTGATGTTGAACATCACCCTGTAAGTGTTCATTACAGCTGCGTCGTAACGCCAGGATTCCACGATCATTGATCAGTACTCCGTGTGGTAGTTACCACGGCGCTGCAGGAAACACACGAGGTGTGTATAAGCGTCAAGCAAGTCGTCGTGAGAGGTGGCACCGATGTTAATAATCTGATCAAAGAGCTGATCAAATCTTCGAAACCGGTTGAAGACCACCTTCTTGTTCTCCAGAAGCCCAAGGGTACCCCTGAACCGAGCGATCTTGTCTCCTCTGAAGCCTTTCACTTCATGAATGTGAAGATTCCCAAGGCCCCACTCGTTCAACATCACTCGTTTTAGATCTGCTGCAAGCGATGCTTGGTAAGCCACGGACTCAACCACAAGGCTGCAGGTGGAATACGTAGGGAAGTACTGCCCTTCAGTGTTTTCTTGAAGAATCCCCCACTCAATAAGCATCTTGCACAAAAGATCGATCTTCTCAAGGTTCCCAATCGATCGAACCTGATGGGCATCAATGATGTAGTACTGATCTTTGACTCTCCCTCCAAGAACAAAAGCGGTGTAATCAGAGGTTTCGTTCTTACTCGCTGAGAGGTCGATTCCGACAGCAAGAGAATCAAACTCCGTAACAACATCTCCCTTCACCAGGAGATCTGGCGAAAGGATCAGATCCGAAGTCATCACTGGTTGCTGCTGGTACTGGAAGGCGAATGCCACGGGGTCCAGCTCCTTCTGCCCGAGCAAGTACTCAACACTCCACTGCTCAGGCCAATAACTCACAGCCTCACCAGCGTTGTCATATGTAAGTGCTTCCTGCTGAACCTGCTTCCAGCCCTTCTCAGGCACGAACATCGTTTTATGGATGTCGAGGGGGTGGAATCGAGTACCTAGGCAGATAGCTCGACCACCTTCAAAAATAATCGGAGCGATAACCGAGCTCCAATTACCGTTCATCTCCTCCCTAATCGAAGGGTTTTTAATGTCAGTGCTCGATTTAATAGGGTCATCCACGATGACCAAGTGGGCACGTTTCGACGTGATCGAGCCTCGAAGACCTGTTGCTCGGAGGGTAAATTCTTCATCGCCCACTCGGCTGATGCCTGCGTAGTCGAAATCGATCGACCAACCAATATCCGACTGCATGCCAGCACGCAGTTGAACCTTTGGGAAGATTTTCTTAAATGTTGCAGAGTCGATGATCTGCTTAATAATTCGACTCTTCGGAATTGCTGTAGCGATGTTGTATGAGCAGTAAATGATCTGGAGCGGAAGGCCAGCAGTTGTATGCCTACCGATAATCCAGGCAGTGAACATATTAAGCACCGTGGACTTTGCAGAGCCTCGTGGAGCAAGGATGTCCAGATTGGAGCCTGCAATATCTAGTAAGTATCTATTGCTCTCACCTGTAATCAAATGCTTGTGCCACTCCAGCATATGAGCTGCAGGAGCTTTATCCATAATGGTACAGAACGTATGGAAGTCCTGTGATGCTCTAGTAAATATAGTATCTAACTCAGGTGCATCTGACTCAACAGCCTTAATAGCTCTAAGTTTTAGAGCACGTCGATACGCAAAACTCTCTCTACTCGGCATGTTCTTTAAAAAACTGTCTGTATACTGTCAGAAAGATTTTAACCCTGGCATGGCCAAAATTCTTTGGTACGGAGATATCCTTTCGAACACTGGCTTTGCTCGTGTAACACACAGTATTCTTGAGCACCTCGCGAAGGATAACGAGATTGTCGCTTTTGGAATTAACTACACCGGAGATCCTCACGACCTTCCTTTTAAGGTCTACCCAGCCTCTGCGCTGAACCCCAGCGATCGTTTCGGTATTCATCGTCTGCCTCTTGTCGTGCAACAAGAGAATCCAGATTTCGTCATCTGCCTGAACGACATCTGGATGGTGAATCAGGTGTGGGAGAGAATTCACCTCCTGAAGTCATCGATGAAGTTCAAGTTCATCGCTTACTTCCCCATCGATAGCGAGTGGTACATCGAAAACCACATGCGGTTTATCAAGGACTGGGATTTCGCGATCACATTCTCGATCGAGCAAGCTCAGCGAATTATAAAACATGGGGTCAAACCCAAGATGCTCGGGGTTATTCCCCATGGCTTAGACACTGGTAAGTTCCACGCTCTCGATAGAGATGAGTGCCGGAAGAAACTCAGTCTCCCTCTCGATAAATTTATTGTCCTTAACGCCAACAGGAACCAACCTCGCAAGAACATCGACCTAACGATCAAAACCTTCGTTAAGTTCGCAAAAGATAAACCTGATGCTTCGCTCTACCTGCATATGAGCGAGAAAGATCTCGGTTGGGATGTACGAGCCATCTTTAACACCGAAATGAAGCGTGCTGGTCTCGACCCAGACCAACGGTTAATCATGACCGCAAACAATATTGATTACACAAACGCCCCACCCGACGAGCTACTAAACATCATCTATAACGCTTGCGACGTGGGGCTTAACACCTGTAACGGTGAAGGCTGGGGGCTCGTGCCTTTCGAGCACGCGATTTGCAAAAAGCCTCAAGTCATGCCGAACCACACGTCATGCTCTGACGTCTGGAAGGGCAAAGCTCTACTGGCCGATGTCGCTGCCTGGATCTATGACAAGGATTTAGGGGTTGAACGTGGGATCGTCGACGTAGATGACGCGGCAGAAAAACTCTCGACGTTGTACGAGGACAAAGAGTTTTATAAGAAAGTAGCCGACGATTGTTTTGAGGTGACTCAGAACCCCTCTTACCGTTGGGACAAGATCGCTGAAGGTTTCGAAAAGGCCATGCAGGAGCTGTCCAAATGAGCGTTCAGTTCCACCGCTACCGTAATTACCACGCGCAGACTGTGGTTAAAGCGAGACTACGCAGCTCTGTAGGTTACC